TGCTCGATTTCATTCGTGAGCGATCGAACATCATCGATCAGGCCTGCCTCGGTCACGGCGAAGGCCTTCTTGGCTTCTTCGGCCGTGGCCGTTTGCTGAGCATTCTCCTTCAGCCGATCGGCTTCCTTTCCAGCCGCATCGGCGCCCTCGAACAGCTTCGCGACGAACGGGGTCGCTACCACCAGCGCGCTGCTCAGCGCGATCCCCCAGCCGCCGCCGAGGACGCTGAGTACCTTGTTGCCCTCGCCCCCGATCAGCTGCAGCGCCTGGATGACCTGGCCGGACTGCTGCGCGAAGATGATGCTCGCGCTGGTGCCCAGCGAATATTGCATCGAGATATCGCCGAGCTGATAGCTCAGCTGCTGATAGCCAGCCTTCGCCTGGCCGCTGATCACCCGGCCGCGCTGCTGCGCACCGGCGAGGCTTCCCAGCTGCCGCTCGACGGATCCGAGCACCACCGCTTGCTCGCGCAGCGCAGCGGCCTCCTTGTCAGCTTCCACGGCGGCCGTTGCCGCGGCGACGGCATAAGCGCGGGTTGCCGCAGAGTTGCCGCCCGTCGCCTGGTCGGCGCGCGAGGCCGCTTCCGCGACGATCCGCAGCGCCGCGGCCTTGTTCGTCGCGGCGTCGGCCGCGGCGCGCGATGCGTTGGCATCAAGGATCTGGACGGCCGCTTGGCCGGTAGGAGCGTTCGCCGCCTCGCGCGCGCTCGCGCCGATGCGGCGGAACGTCTCGGTATAGGCGCGCTCGGCCTCCTTCAGCCCGGCCGGCGGACCGCCGGCGCCGAGCTTCTGGAACTCCTTTTCAACTTCCTCGAGCACGTTGACCGCCGCGCTGCCGAACTCGTTCAGGACGGTGCGGCCGACCTTCACTGTGTTCTGCAGGCCACGCACGTCGCCGTTGACGGCGAGGTACAGATCCTGGCGATTGTTACGAGCCATCGCCATCCCCCGTCATCATCGTTTGTTGGCTTCGACCCGGGCGTCGATCATCGCCCAATATTCGTGCGGCGTCGCTCGCCAGAACTGGTCGGCCGACCAGCTGAAGGTGTCGAGCGCCAGCCCCATCAGGCGGCGCCAGCGGTCTCCGTCGTCGCCGCTGCCGCCGCCTTCGCTTCCCCCGAGGCTTTCCTCCCGCCGCTGACGGCATCGGCCAGCACGGCGGTGAGCCGGAACGTCACACCCGCGACGCCCTGCTCGTAGATCAGCTCGCCGATTCGATCGGTATGGACCGCGCGGCCCATCTCGTCCTCGGCACCGGCGCGGATCAGCTCGGCCGCAATCGCGCCAAGCTGGTCGAGGCTGAGCGCCCCGACGTTGCCCATCCGCACCAGCTCGAGCGAGGACCGCTCGGTCTTCGCCTCGATAGCCCGCATCGCCTGGTGGCTCGGCCGGAGGCGATAGCTGACGCCGGCGAGGTCGAGCATATGCTCGCCCCGCTCGGCGATTGCGGCCCCGCCGCTCACGCAGCGGCGCCGAAGTCGTCGACCGTCGGCGCACCCTTGTTCGCCATGTCGAAGGTGTAGGTGACCGGCCCGTCCTTCGGATGGGTGGTCGAGAAGTTGCCGACCGCGACTGGCCCTTCGAACTTGACGATCTCGCCCTTCACGATGCGCACCACCGTCTCGGGGGGCGAGGTCTTGGATACGGCCGCAATGCGCGACAGGCCGGGGTCGGGTAGTTTGACGTTGCCGTTCGCCCGGATCGAGATCTTCTGCTGCCCATAGGACGTGCTGCCGTACTGGCCGTCGTCCTTGGTGCTTTCGTCGATCTCATTGGACGATCGCGACCAGTCGAAGCTGATCTCGCCGCCGATCGAATGAAACTCGTCGGCGCCCGTGCCCTTTACCTCGATGCGCCAGTCGGCGCCGCGTTCCGTTGCCATGATTATGCTCCTGTCTTCCGGCGTCAGGCCGGCTCTGCGAAAAGTTCAAAGGATTGGAGGCCGGCGTAGGTCAGGCCATCCAGCCCGGCGCCGCTGGCGGATCCCGCGAGCAGCTGCACGCCGGTGATCGCCACGCCCTCGGCCGCGATCGGAGCATCGATCAGCGCGCGATGGTTCGCGTGCATGATCGCCAGCAATTCCGAGCGGTTCTCGCCGCGGTAGATCGTGACGACGTCAATCGTGATCCGCAGCTCGGGATCGTGCTTGCCGCCCTCGTTGGACCAGTCGAGATCGTCGATCTGGACGAAATTGCCTTCCTGATCCTGCGGCACATGGTCGAGCGCGATCGCGTCGGTATCCGCGAGGCCGGCGGCGATCGCGACGAACACCACGCCGCGGGCCGCTTCCACCAGGTCGATCTCGTTCATGTCGCGGCTCCCGCGGCCGGGAGCACCCGGGACCAATAATCAGCAATGCGCTGTACGGCGATCGCCTGCGCTGCCGGCAGGTGGACGAACTCGCGCGCGGCCATCGGCTGCACTCGCATCTTGTACGGGCTGCCGATCGCGGTCCCGCGGTTCGGCCCGCGGCGGCGCAGCCGCGTCGACGCACCTTCGTAGGTCACCCGGCGCTTGGTGCCGTTGCGGCCGTTGCCCTTTACCCTGCGCTTGAGTCGGCGCGTGACGAGAACGGTTTGGGCCTTGCGCCCGAAATTCACGAACCGCCCGTAGTAGCGGCTTCCCAGCGCCGCTCTTGCGCCGCGGCCGCCCTTGATGCCGAGCAAGCCAACCCGGGCGCGCAGCCGCTCGGTCAGCAGCTCGACCGAGAGGCCGCCGCGAAGGTGGCCTGTGGCGCTCGGTGTGGCGTCCTGCTGGGCCGCTGATACATCGCGCGAAACGCGTCCGATCAGGTCGGCAAGCTCATGCGCCGCTGCGGCCGGAAGGCCATTGAAGAGGGTGTTTGCCTCGGCAAGGCCGCGAACGTGGCTGGGCATCAAACGGTCGCCAGGGCGCCCTCGGTGTCGGCAAGGATGACCAGCTGCTCGCGCTTGCCATCCGGATCCACCGCCGACCGGATGTTCAAATCCTGCCCGTCGTGGCGCAGCTGATCCTTCGGCTCGATATCGCGGCGCCAGCGGATCGTGATGCGGTAATGGCGGATGCCGCGCAGCACGCTGTCGCGCATCACCTCACCGCCGGTCTGACCCAGCACTTCGGCCGGCAGCGCAGTGGCGACAGCCGTCCAGGTGCTGGTGTAGCCGCCCTTGCCGTTGGCAACCTTGACGGCACGCATGATGTCGACCCGCTGCCGCAGGCGCCCTGCAGCGAGCATCAGGCCGTGCCCCCGTCGTCGAACCGGCGGAGCGGCTCTAGCAGCCACAGCACGGTTCGCGGCAACGTGCCCTCTGCCTCCCGCTTGGCGTACCAGGTCGCGACCAGGATCAGGATCGCCATGTTGGCGGCGTCCAGGTCGTCACCGGTGAGCGTCGGCGCGTCGCCGCGAACCTTGCGGCCGGTTTCCAGCTCCACCGTGCGGATAGCGCCGGCGAGCAGGCGCGAGAGGTGCGCGTCCTCGTCCGTCGCGCTCTCCGACAGGCGGAGGTTCGCCTTGATGTCAGGGAGCGCGACGAGCGTGGTCACGCCTTCAGGCTCCGAGCGTAAGCGACCGCATCGGGATGCGTGTCGACCTTGCCGTCGCGCTCGAGCACGGCGAGCGCGTCCAGCGTGCCCGACACGATATCGTCCGGCTGGTGCTCGTCGAATGCGAGCAGCACGCGCGCGTCCAGTGTCACGGCCGCATCGGCATCGTCATCGCTGCCCGGTGCGCTGTTCGGCTCACCGGTGGGCGTTTCACGCGGGCCGCCTTCCGGCGCGTCTGCAGCTGCAGGCGGCGCTGCAGAAGCGGCCGCGGAGGCGTCCGTGGCTGGGACATTCGCGGGCAGCGATGCCGCAGGTGCATCGGCCGGCGCCGGCGCAGCTACGGGCGCAGCTTCTGCCGCGGGTGGGGTGGTGTCGGCGGTGTTGCCCGCCGGGGTAGGTTTGCGCGCCATGTTGCGCTCCTGTCGATCGAGGGAAGGGGGCGGCGCCGACCCGAGGCCGGCGCCGATCGGCGGCTTAGGTCGCCGAGTGCTGGAAGTACTTGATCGGCTGGCCCGCCGAGATCGTCTTCCCGTCGCCGCGCGCCCAGGCGAGGAAGCCCACCTGGCCCCGCTTGGTGTAGGCGCTGTCGTCGAA